GCAACGGCGGGGGAAAGGGAAGCACGGGAAGCACGGGAGACACTTCAGTATTGATCGTCACAGGAGAAATAAAAATTCTCATACGTTATATACATACTTCCCTCCCTCCCGTTCTTCCCATCATCCCTGAAAGGGTTCTCTCATGGTTTTAGACCGGGCTTTGAAAGCGGATTTGCGGCGGCCGATCACCGCGTGGAAGGCCCTGGTGTGGGCCTATGCGGATGAGCACGTGCTGGTGGCCACCAACAGCGAGGGAAGGCTCGCCAACACGGGCTACACCTCGGTGAACTTCGGCGAGAGCAGCGGCAGCGGCGCCATCAACGGCTTTCTCGAGGCGCATGACGACGCGGTGGCAATTGACAGCATGGTGCGGGCCTGGTTCGACTTCGACCGCAACCAGTATTTTGCCCTGGGCAAGGTGCTGGAACGGCGCATGCGGCCGCCAATGGGATGTGAGTTGCAGCCCTTGCGCCTCTTGCCGAAACTGAAGGCCAACGGCACGCCGGAGATGGTCTACAAAGGCTCCGGCCGGCATGACATGCCGCTCTGGTGCTGGATCGTGAAAGAGGGTTACGACGCGGCCGAGGTGGCCAGGGCGCAGGAGCTTTATGATCTTTTCATCGCTTTGCTCGCCATCATGCCCGGCCTGAAACTCAGCAAATGGCGCATCGAAGGCCAGGGCCTTGACAGTTTCGGAAGAATCGTTGACAAAGCGCTGAAGCCTGTAACAGGTTAAGTGAACCTCGGCCGCGAAAGCGGACCGGGGTTTTCGCATAATAGGATCACCCCCATGTAATGCCCAATGCACCCCTGACGTTTCGGCCACCATGGCTGCCGGCCACCATCATTAGGCGTGAGCAGTCCAAGGCGCATGATGAGCATCGGGGTTCGGCACGCGCCCGCGGCTACACCACCAGATGGGACAAGGCGCGCAAGCACTATCTCAGGGTCCATCCCCTGTGCGTGTGCTGCCAGGCGCAGGGCATGGTGCATCCGGCAACGGTGGTGGATCACGTCGAGCCGCACAAGGGCGACATGGTGAAGTTCTGGGACAGCAGCATGTGGCAGCCGCTCTGCGATTGGTGCGACAAGAACATCAAGCGTGCGGTCGAGAATGCCTGGCTCAACGGCAAGGCTGACATCAGCCTGCTGCGTCTCACCTATCGCGTCCCCGGCTGGGTCCATCCCGCCGCCCGTTGAAGGGGGGGGGCGGTCAAATCTCTGCAACCCCCAACTTCCGGACCGGCGCGATAACGAAGCGTCGAATTCCGCAGATATCTGAAAACTTTTTCGGCACTTGAAGGAAACCCGTTATGACCCGCGGCCGTAAAGCCTTGCCCGACGAGATCAAGGCCCTGAAGGGCAATCCCGGAAAGCGCCGGCTGAATATTGCGCCGGCGGAGGAGGGCGTTACCCGGAAGATCGAGACGCCGGACTACCTGAAGGGCGAAACCGAGAAGGCCATCTTCAAGCGCGTCTCCGATGAGCTCAACCGGATCCGCTTCCTCCGCCAGACCGACACCGACGTACTGGGCCGCTGGTGCTACTACATGTCAAAGTGGATCAGCCTCAAGCACCGCGTCGAGGCGAAGAAGGCCGACGTCTACTACGAGACAGAATCGAAACACGGGAAGATGCTGCGCACCCATCCGGTGTTCGCCTCGCTGCTGCAGATCGAGCGCATGCTGATGGCGCTTGAGGATCGACTGGGACTCAACCCCTCTTCGCGCCAGACCATCCTGCGCGGCCTCATCAACAGCCCGAACATTCCGGCCGGCGGGCTCTTCGGCGAAACGCCACCCGTGAAGTCCAAGGAAGAAACGGCATTGCCGGCACCCGCCAACAAATCAGCCCTGGGTTTCCTCACCCAGCTGCAATGAGCGATCCCTATTACTTCGACGAGAAGATCGCCACGGCTTCGATCGATTTCTTCCCGCGCTTCCTGCGGCTCACCACGGGCGAGTGGGCCGGCAAGCAGTTCCATCTCTCGCCGTTCCAGGCAAAGCACATCGGCCAGATCTTCGGCTGGAGGCGTACGGTGGACGGCACCCGGCGCTATCGCCGCGTGCGCTGGTGGGAGCCTCGCAAGAACGGAAAGACGGAACTCGCCGCCGGCGTGGGCCACCTCCTGGCGATAGCCGATGGCGAGCCAGGCGCGCAGATATTCAGCCACGCCACGGACGGCAACCAGGCGGAGATCAGCTTCAAGCGCGGCGCCAACATGGTGCAGTTCTCGCCGGAGCTCTCGGAGCTCTACGAAGTCACCGACAAGGGCATGTTCTGTCCGGCAATCATGTCGTCATGGCGGCCGCTCTCGGGCATACCGCGTGGGAAGCATGGTCTCAGCCCGCACGGCCTGATCGGGGACGAGGCACATGAATGGAGGGATGCGCGGCTTCACACCTTCCTCACGCAAGGCATGGCTTCGCGCCGGCAGCCCTTGGACTTCATCATCTCAACGGCGGGGGAGCGCGCCGGCTACGGCTGGGAACTGTGGCAGACCTCGCTGAAGATCCGCGACGGGATCATCGAAGATCCGGAAACCTACGTGGTGATCTGCTGCGCCGAGCCGGATGACGACTGGACCTCGCCGGAAACCTGGGCCAAGGCAAATCCGAACCTCGGGGTCTCGCTGAAACTCTCGTATCTGGAGGACCAGTGCAAACAGGCGGTCGAAAGCCCGCGGCTGGAGAATGATTTCAAGCGTTACCATCTCAACCTCTGGGTCGAGCAGGCGGTGCGCTGGCTGCCCATGGATCACTGGCGGCAATGCAATGCCGGCAACGCGGATCCGAATGCCTGGCGAGCCCTTGAGGAAAAACTCAAAGGCCGCTCGTGCTTCGGTGGCCTTGACCTGGCGCAAACGCGTGACGTGTGTTCGCTCAAATGGTGGTTCCCCGCTACTGAGGACGAACCGGCTGCAGTTCTTTGCCGCTTCTGGGTGCCGGAAGACACTGTGCCGGTTCGCTCCAGGCGAGACCGTGTGCCCTATGATCAGTGGGTCAGGGAAGGCGCACTCTTCACAACGCCCGGCAACGTGACGGACTATCGGGCCATCCGCGAGTTTATTCTCAAGGATGTTGTCCTGTTCAAAGTACTGGGGCTAGCAATTGATCGCTGGAATGCCACCCAGCTAGCAGTCGAACTGCAAGAAGACGGGATGCCGGTTACGCTCTTCGGACAGGGCTTCGCGTCCATGGCCGCACCAACCAAAGAGCTTGAACGTCTCGTGATGAGCCATGCGTTCGATCACGGGAATCATCCGGTTTTGACGTGGATGGCCTCCAATGCGGCTGTTGCAACCGATGCGGCCGGCAACATCAAACCGGCAAAAGACAAGTCAACCGAGAAGATCGACGGGATCGTGGCTATGGATATGGGCATAGGACTAGCCATGGCACAAACCGCACCAGCGGGACCGTCGGTGTACGAACTGATCGCGCAGCAAGAGGCCGGGAATCATGTTTGAAAGGCTTAAGGCGATCTTAAATCGGGGGAAGACCGAACGTCAGAACCCTGAATCGTCCCGCGTCATCGTCAACCCGCGCACTCTCGCGGGGGCATATGTCACGGCTGACACAGCGCTGCAGGAAGCCACCGTCTGGGCCTGCGTCCAGTATTTGACGCGCACCGTCGCTCAACTGCCCTGGAACGTCATGCAGGAAACCGCGGATGGCTCAGTGAAGAGGGCAACCACCCGCGACGGACAGGATGTGGCGTATCTGCTCCACGAGCGGCCATGCCCGGAAATGAGCTCATTCTCGTTCCGCCAGGCTTTGCTCGGCAGCGCGTTGCTCAACGGCGACGGCTATGCCGAAATCGAGTGGAACAATCGCGGCACCGCATATGCGCTATGGCCACTGCACTATGACCGGGTGAAACCGCGCCGTCGTGACGACGGCCGCCTGTATTACCAGGTCTGGAACAATGCCGGCGGCTCGGTGGAGGTCGAAGCCGAAAGCATGTTCCACATCCGCGGCTTTGGCGACGGGCCGGTTGGCTATAACGTCATCGCCTATGCCGCGCAGTCCATTGGCTGGGCAAAAGCTACCGAGCTCTTCGGCTCAAGCTCTTTCGGCAGCGGCATGAATCCGAGCCTTATCATTGAGGCTCCGACGGCGCTGTCACCTGCGGGCCTTACTGAACTCAAGGCCAGTTTCAAAAAGCTTTACGCCGGGCCCAAAGGCGAAAAGACCATGTTCCTCGACGCGGGCATGAAGGCCCACGAGATCGGACAGAAGCTGGTAGATGCGCAATTCATTGAAACCCGGCAGCACCAGGTCGAGGAAATCTGCCGATGGTTCGGCGTTCCTCCGCATAAGGTCCAGCACCTCCTGCGCGCCACATTCTCAAACATCGAGCATCAGTCAATCGAGGTTGTGGTGGACAGTATAACGCCCTGGGTCTTGGCTTTCGAGCAGGAGGCGAACTACAAGCTGTTCGGCGCGAACCGCTCGGGTCTCTTCACCAAAATGAACTTGCGGGGCCTGCTGCGCGGGGACGCCGCCAGCCGCATCGCTTACTACAAGGGACTGTTCGAGCTCGGCTTGCCGCTCAATCAGATCCTGGCGCTTGATGACCTCAACGGCATCGGGCCAGATGGCGACGTGTCGTTCGTCAGCAATAACGTGCAGACACTGAAAAACGCCATTGAGGGCAAGCCGCTCGGAGCCACGCCTCCAAAAACAGGCAAGAAACCCGCCGCTCCGCCTCCACCAAAGTCTAAACGCAAGAACGGCGCAAGCCATGTCAACGGAAGCATCATGTAATGGGCCAAGGATTTTCAATCAAAGCCAAAGCGAATTCGGAAGCCGATATTTTTATTTATGAGGATGTTGGCGACATGTTTTTCGGCGGCGTGACCGCCAAGCAGTTCGCGCAAGACCTCAAGGCCGTAGGTGCTGTTCAGAAGATCAATCTTCACCTCAACACGAGCGGCGGCGATGTGTTCGACGGTTTCGCAATATACAATCTGCTGGTGAGCCACGCCGCAAAGGTAGTCAGCTACATCGACGGCCTTGCCGCTTCAATTGGCTCAGTCATCGCCATGGCAGGTGACGAAATCAAGATCGCCGAAAATGGTTTCCTGATGATTCATGATGCCTGGGGCATGACGGCCGGCAGTGCGGAAGACCTCCGCCGCACCGCGGATTTGCTCGACACCACCACCGGCGCCATTGCCGATGTCTATGTCGGACGCACCAAGAACCCCATGGACAAAATCCGCAAGTGGATGAAGGACGAGACCTGGTTCACGGGACGGGAAGCCCTCGATGCCGGCTTCGCCGACAGCATGGTTGAAAACCTCAAGATCGCGGCGAAGTTCGATCCGAACCGCCACAAGTTCCGCAACGCCCCCCGCGCCCTTCTTGCCCCACCCTCAACTGGGCCGACACCTCTTCGCGCCGCCGCAACAACCAAGTTTGCGGCGATGAAAGCAAATTTCGAACTCAAGAAATCTCGGGCGGTCTGACTGATCCCGACGACAAGCGCCAAACCAGCGCACAACATGCCCAACAGGGCGATCACGAAAGGAATATACGATGTTTAACGCCCGAAAAAACTTGTGCGTGCCTGCAAGTGTTTTGGCCCTTTTGGCCTTTGGCACTCCCGTCAACGCCTATATCTTCGCCGATCATGCCGATGCAACTATCCAGGCACACATGGACCGACAGCAGCAGCTTCTAGAAAGCTCCCAGGCAATACTCGCCAAGGCGGAAGCCGAACAGCGCGAACTGACCGAGGCCGAGCAGACTGAAGTCACAGGGTTGACCAATGAATTTGACCAGTTGGCCACCCAAATCAGCCTGCGTGAGCGCGTAGCCAATCAGCAGGCCTCGCTCACCGCGCCCCGCGGCCGAATCACCGAAGCCGATCCGATTGAGGGCGATGACGACGAACCATCGGTCACCCCGGTCCGTGCCGCGCCATTGGCAAAGGCCCCGGCTCGTTCGCTGAACCGCAGCGAGCCCAACCGCCCGCGAGCAACACCACGCGGCACCGGCGGCTTCCAGAACCTGGGCGATTTTGCTCTCCGCGTCCGCGCCGCAGCGATCAATCGCGGCATGCAGCCTGATCCGCGTTTGATGGCGGCCACGCTCTCGACCTACGGAAACGAAGGTACTGGCGCAGATGGCGGTTTTGCCGTTCCGCCAGATTTCCGCAGCGAGATCATGACCAAAGTGTTCGGCGAAGAAAGCCTCATTGCCCTCACCGACCGCATGCAGTCGAGTTCCAACAATGTTTCTCTGCCAATCGACATGACCACGCCATGGCAGACCACCGGCGGTATCCAGTCCTATTGGGTTGGCGAGGCGGTCACAAAAACGCAGAGCAAGCCTGCCCTGGAAAGCATCAACATGAAGCTCAACACGCTGGCCACCCTGGTGCCGGTTACGGAAGAACTGCTTGAGGATGCGCCTGCGATGGACTCCTACCTGCGGAAGAAAGTGCCGGAAAAGATGGATTTCAAAATTTCCGATGCCATTGTTCGCGGCACCGGTGCCGGCATGCCGCTGGGCTTCCTGAATTCTCCCGCGCTGGTGACGGTTGCGGCGGAAGGCGGGCAGACCGTCGACACCATCAACGCCACCAATGTGGTGAAGATGCTTGGCCGCTTGCCGATCCAATCCCGCCGCACCGCGGTTTGGCTGGTTCATCCTGACGCCGAAGTGCAGTTGCCTCTGATGTCGATTGGCCAACAGCCTGTTTACCTGCCTCCAGGCGGCCTGCGCGACTCGCCTTACGGAACCCTGCTTGGCCGACCGGTCATTCCGCATCAGGTTGCGGAAACGGTTGGCGATCTTGGCGACCTCATGCTGGTTGACCTCAACCAGTACCTCACGGTCACCAAGTCCGGATCGGGCCGGGATGCCAACGGCATGCGTTCCGATGTGTCGATCCATCTCTGGTTTGACCAGGATACTGTTGCGTATCGCTTCACCATCCGAGTTGCCGGCCAGCCCTGGTGGTCAACCGCGACCGCCCAGCGCGACGGCTCCAACACGCAGTCGCCATTCGTCATTCTGGCAGCACGTTAACATTAGGGCCCGCGCTAGGCAGGCCCTTTCACCCTATTTTTCCTGAAAGGAATACCGTCATGTTTAATCGTAATCTCGTGGAAGAGTGCCAACTTGTCGCGGCCATCATTCCAGTTGACTCTCAGTCAGGAGCCAACAACGGAGACTGGGTTTCGATGAAAGGCTATGAGCGCCTGTCCGTCATCGTCTACAAGGCCGCCGGAGTTGCGGGTGACGATCCCGTCATAACGCTTCGCCAGGCCAAGGACGTGGCCGCCACGGAAGCCAAAGCCCTCAACTTCACCCGGGTTGACTCAAAGGTCGGCGCCCAGACCGGTGTTGGCACTTTCACCACCAACACCCAGGCGGCCGCAAACACGTATACGGATTTGGTGAGCGCCGAAGCCCAGGGCATATTTGTTATCGACATCAAGGCCGAAGACCTCGATGTGAACAATGGCTACGATTGCGTTCAGTTGCAGGTTCCAGACACGGGCTCTGCCGGGGCTCAGCTTCTTTGCGGCCTCTATCTGCTGCGCAATGCCCGTTTTGCAGCGGCAGCTACGCCGTCAGCTATCATCGATTGATAGTCCTTTCGAAGAGCCGCGGGGCCGCTTCCTCGGGCGGCCCCCATTTCACATTCCCCCGCAAGGATCACCGCCATGAAAATCACCTTTCTCTCCGACGAAGTCTATGAAACCGAAGGCCCAGGTAAGGGCCCGACGTACCTCAAGGGCAAAACCTATGAAGTCACCGACAATTTTGCCTCCCGCTGGCTCAATCGAAAAGTAGCTGTTGTGGCCAAGGACGGGGCCAAGGTTGAGACAGGCCCACGGACCATGCTTGAAGCCGCTCAGGAAAAGTACCAGGACGAACTCTCCAAGGCCGAAAAGGCTGCGGCCAAAAAATCCGAAACCAAAGAGTCCGAGGTCAAAGAGCCCGAGCCCAAGAAGTCTGACGCGCTCAAGACCTCCGATCTTC